TTGTATCGTATTTATATTTCTCTAGAATAAAATCAGGAAAAGTATTGTGGTTAGAGTTTCGTCGCTTGTACTCTATGATACATTTTACATTGTAAAAATCAAAAGATCTTTTTGCGTCCTTTGCTATACTTAAGTTCGATAATTTATATTGAGGTAAGCTGTTTAGATATTCTAGTTGTGTTTGTAAATCGTTTTTATCATTTCTATTAAATAAAATCATATCCAATCTTTTAACTCTTCACCCATAATTTGAGTAGCAATATTTACTTTTTTTCTTAACGATTTTACTATCTTCTCGTCAACCGTTTCTTCGGCTATAAAATCTACATAGGTCACTGTTTTCTTTTGACCAATTCTATGCGCCCGATCTTCGGACTGCATTCTTTTCTCAAGGTCATAGCCATTAGAATAATATACTACATTACTGGCTTCTGTTAAAGTAATACCATAACCACCAGTTGCAGGTGTACCAATAAAAAACCTACACTCCTCATCTTTTTGAAACTTCTCAATATTAGCCTGTCTGTGCTCAGGTCGAGTTTTACCAAAGTAATCCACAACAGAATTATCCCCATACTTTTTTCTTATATGTTCTTTAATTGTCTGTACATCGTTCTGGTAATGTGCCCAAATTACAACCTTACCTTCCATTTCTTCTAGAACATCCATTAGTTCATCAAGCCTATTGTTTTTTATTTTCTGAATAGACCCATCATCAGATGTAAAATGACCGCAAGTTATTTGATGTAAACGCATAAGTTGTGTTAATACTGTAGCTGTTGACATTGTTTTGCCATTCATTTCTGCTAGGGCAAGAGACTTCATTTCCTTATAAACCTTTTGTTGTTCAGGTGTTAGCTGCACAATACGCTTCATAAATATTTTAGGTGGTAGATCTAAACAATCTTCTTTTAATACCCTGTAAGAAAATACTTTTAGTTTATCAGATAGTTCATCAAGATTACGGTAGCCCACCACAATTTGAACAGATCGTCCCCCAAAATTAGCCGTCTTCATAATCGCATATCTTGTTCTAAAAGTGTAATACGATGTGTGGCCTAACAGTTCTTCTTCTAAGTAATCACATTGTTTAAATAAATCTAACGGTGATTTCGTTACAGGTGAACCGGTAAGTATTCTTCTATACCTACTTAACTTAGCTAGATTACAGATATTCTTTGTTCTCTTTGCATCAGGATTTTTTATAGTTGTAGACTCATCCACAGCCATTAGTGTTCTATGACTATTTAAAAACTTTTGTGCAAACTCACAACCCTTCGTTGTAGAGAATGCTTCAACATTCATAATTAAAATATGTAATTGTTCATCCGTCTCGAAAAGACTAGATAATCTTTGTTTTTGTTTTTTAGTTATAGTTGCCTTCCATAAAACATTTTTACGCTCAATATGGTCAGGTAGATGATCAGGTATTTGATTAAGATACCAAGTACCTACAACACCTTTTGGTGCTATAATTAAGGCACCATCTATCTTACCTTTGTCATAAAGCATAGCAATATTATCAATTAACACTTTAGATTTTCCAGTACCCATCTCCATAAATAAGGCAAAATATTCTTTGTCCCAAGACATCTCTAATGCCTTGAGCTGATGCTCATAGGGAGTTGTTTTAAACTTATATTTCATCTTTCTATTGACACGAAATATAGGATATATTATAAAAGATGTCAATGGTAGAAAGCATAAATTATTCTGAGGCTAAGAGTGAGCGTAAGCCTACTGTTTTTGTATTGCAAGAAATTGCAGGAACAAAAGAAGGTAGACCTAAGTTTAATATTATGGGTGCATCTGAGTATGGTAGAATTAGATTTTTACTTCCTGAGTTGTCACAAATAATATTTTCACCTGGCCCATTAATCTTTAAGTTGAGAAAACTTTTAAGAGATTATAAACCAATGGATTATTTATTGCTAACAGGTGATCCCGCTATAATTGGTGTAGCCTGTTCTATTATATCAGAGTTAACAAATGGTAAATACAACTTATTGAAATGGGATAAGCAAGAAAGAAAATATTATCCTATTGAAATTAATCTATATGAGAAAGGAGAACTAAATGAGTAGTATTGATTTTGAAAAAGACAAGACGCAAGATATGGCTTCTGCAGATAATGCAGGAGAACTATCTTCACAAGTAATTAAGTTGAAAGGATTGGAGGATCAAATAAAAGATCTAGATATTCAACTTAAAGACATAAAGAGAGAGGCTGATAAAGTTTCAGGTGAGGTTATCCCTACAATAATGCAGGAGATGAATATCTCATCACTTAAATTAGCAGACGGATCAGCAGTAGAAGTGAAACCCGTCTACGGTGCCAACATCCCATTAGCAAAAAGGGAAGAGGCATTTAAATGGCTTCGTGATCACGGTCTAGGAGACCTTATTAAAAATGAGGTAACCGTTTCCTTTGGTCGTGACGAAGATAACAAGGCACAGCAGTACGCAGTCCTTGCACAAGGTCAGGGGTATCAACCGGTCCAGAAATTGAAGGTTGAACCTATGACACTTAAAGCGTTAGTCCGTGAGCGTATCGAAGCTGGACAAGATATGCCAGCGGACTTATTTAATGTGTTCGCAGGAAACCGAACAAAAATAACAAGGAGCAAATAAAATGGAAACAGGAAACGTAACGAAGAAAACCACTAGTCTCCCTGCTAATGTAATGGAGCAGGATGCTGGCAAAGGTTTGGGTACGTTGGGTCAAGAAGATCTAGCGTTACCTTTTCTAAAAATACTTGGACAACTATCTCCGGAAGTAAATAAAAGAGATGGTAAATATATCCAAGGAGCAGAACCAGGGATGATATATAACTCAGTATCACATCAATTGTTTGATGGTGAGAAGGGTATTAATATTATACCTTGTTTCTACAAGCTAGAATATGTCGAATGGAAGGATAGGGGAGAAGGGACCGGGGCACCGATCACGGTTCACTCTGCTACATCAGACATAATCAGTAAGACAAAACCTGATGCAAATTACAAAGACAGATTACCTAACGGTAATTATGTAGAAAAAACTGCAAGTCATTATGTAATTGTAACAGGTGATAGTCCGTGTACAGCATTGATTACAATGAAATCTACTCAACTTAAGGTTAGTAGAAATTGGAACTCAATGATGTCTAGTCTTAGACTAAAAGGTAAGAATGGTTTATATCAACCACCTTCATTTAGTCATATCTATAACTTAGCCACGACTCAGATGTCGAATGACAAGGGTACTTGGTTTGGTTGGAGAGTGAATAAGATTGGCCCGATAACGGACAGTCAACTATACGAGCAGGCAAAAACTTTCTCTGAAAATATTTCCGCAGGAAATGTCAAAGCTAAACACGGTGGCGATAAAGAGAAGGAAAAGGATTCCATTATTTAGAACTTCCCTCGTTGGAAGAAGGGCGGTGATGGGAGACTGGATCCGCCCTTTAAATAGTTATGGAAAAACTTTTTTGTAAATATTTTGCTGGCTATAATCTTGCCTATGGTCAAGCCGATATGGCTAGACTAGAAGTAGATCCTGTCACTAAAAAACAAAAACCTGTTTATCGTTGGAACGATGAAGAGGCAACACAGGATATCTACGAGCAACACCTTAACGGTGAAATATCAATTGGTATCCAGCCTTGTAACGAGGCTGGACTAGCTAGGTTTGGTGCTATTGATGTTGATTTCAAAGACTACCAAGACTACGATAGAAAAAAATTCTTAGACACAATTCAAAAATATAAGCTACCTTTAATTCCAATCCTTTCTAAAAGTGGAGGTATGCATCTTTATCTTTTCTTAGATGATTATATAAGTGCAATAACTCTAAGATCTTTTCTAAGTAATCTTCTTCCTCTCTTCAGATTAAAACAAGACACAGAAATATTTCCAAAGCAAACCAAGTTAGTAAAAGATTCAGAGACAGGTAAAGTTAACAAGGGTAATTTTATCAACCTACCTTATTTTAAAAAATCAGAAAGAACAGCACTTAATACAGACGGAACAGAATTTACTTTTGAACAGTTTATGAAAGTTATTGAGGCTAACTTAACACCGGAGATACTGCTTAAAAAAATTACAGAACAAATAGAATTACAAACAATGGAAGGTGTGGATGATGTATTCAAAGATGGTCCACCTTGTTTGGCTGACATCTCAAAGATTAGTAATGAAGATGGCTTTGATGGTAAAGATAGATTTTTATATAACTATCACGTTTTTGTTAAAGCAAAGTTTGAAGACAACTGGGAACAGATGGTTATGGATGCACCCGTAAAATTTTTCTCAGGAGCTAACGCTCATTCTTGGGATAAACAAAAACTAAAAGCTAAACTTAAATCCTGGAAAGAATCTTATAAAGGATATACCTGCACACAAAGTCCTATCAATGAGTTCTGTAAAAAAGGTATTTGTGTAAAAAGAAAGTTTGGAGTCTTACACGGATCAAAAGGAAGTTATCCAATCCTTACTAATTTAGTCAAGATTGATTTAGAACCGGAAGCTGAGTATACTTTTGATGTAACCTTACCCGATGGTGTTGATACAAGAACTGTGCATTGTAAAACTATTGAGCACGTTAACGATCAGAGAAAAAGACGAAATGCAATTGCGAAGTATGCAGGATTCCCACCGCCAATTATACGTGGATCTGATGATCAAAAAGTTTTAGAAGATTTATACAGAACATTAGATGTTCAAGCACCACCTATCGGCACAACGCCAAAAGAAAAACTACACGATCAATTACATCAAAAGATAAACGGTGCTAAGGCACAGAACGATGTTAGTTTTAAGTCAGGTGGTGTACTTATTGATGGCAACTATGCTTACTTTAAGTTCACTAATTTTTATAACAAACTTAAAACAAATGGTTGGAAGTATCCCGAAGATAAGACAGGGGTAATGATCAGAGAATATTATGATAAGTGTGATGTAGAATTTATTGAAGAGAAAAGATTTCCCTCTCAAGAAAAAGGTAAATACAATACACCAACCAAACATTTAGTTAAGATATCAGCTAAGAAGTTTGAGAAAGTAAAAATACTACATAATAAAATTGATTACGATAAGGAGATTATATGAGCATTCGTAAAATACTTGGGCCACCTGGTACAGGTAAGACAACCAAGTTACTACATTATGTAAGAACTTTTGTTAAACTAGGAACACCACTACATAAAATAGGCTATTTTGCTTTTACTAAAAAAGCTGCCGGTGAAGCTAGAAAAAGAATGTTGGAAAGTCATCCAGAACTAGAGGACGATGATCTACCTTATTTCCAAACTCTACACTCCTTTGCTTTTACATCCCTGGGTATGAAGAAAAGTAATGTATTACAGAATGAAGACTATGCTGCCATTGGTAGAGAACTGGGTATTGAAATGACTGTGTATTCTAACGGTGAGGACAGCACAGGATTTATTGATTCAAGCAGTGAATACTTTAAACTTATATCCTCAGCTAGAGTAAAGAACATATCGATTGAAGATGAATACAATACAAATATGTACTCAGAAAATTTAGATTTTGAAATTGTAAAGATATTAGAAGCTGAAGTATTTAATCGTAAGGATGCTTTCAAGATGGCAGACTTTACCGATATGATAGAAAGATTTATCATAAGATCAGATGAACTTTGTCCTAAGTTTGATGTTATATTTATTGATGAGGCTCAAGATTTATCACCAATACAATGGAAGATGTATGATGAACTTCGAAAAAATTCTAAACATTTTATATTAGCAGGTGATGATGATCAAGCTATTTATGGTTGGGCTGGAGCCGATGTAGAAAGATTTCAAAAAGAACCAGCGGTCGAAAGAGTATTACCAAAATCATATCGAGTGCCACACTTAATACAAAATTTAGCCAACAATATATTAGATCGAATACCTGACGAACGTAGAATTAAGAAACAATGGAAACCAACAACACACCAAGGCGCTATTCACCCTGAAATTTATACTGTTGAAGAAGCACCTTTACAAGAAGGTCAATGGTTAATTCTTGCAAGAACAAATAGAACTTTAATGGATCAAATGAAATCATTAAAGAGTATGGGTATTTATTATGAATACAAAAATAGAAAAAGTTATTCTACAAAATTATACAAAGCAATATCAAACTGGACTAGGTTAGTTAAGAATGAGAAGTTAAATGAAGCTGAGACTAAAGATATATTAGAGTACACAGGTTTTAAATCTATAACAGCTGACCATTTAAAACTAAAATGGTATGAAGCATTTCAATTAGATTTAGATGACAGTTTATATATTAGAAAGATGTTAGAAAGAAAAGAACCGTTAAGCCATTCGGCAAGAGTAACACTATCAACTATACACACAGCAAAAGGTGGTGAAGCTGATAATGTTTTATTGATACTAGATAGTTCTAGACGTACGCTAGAATCATTACAAAAAAGCCTAGAGAAACAAGATGAGGAGCACAGAGTTTGGTACGTAGGTGTGACTCGAGCAAAACAAAATCTTTATCTTATGGCAGGAAAAAATAAGGAGCGAAGTTATGACGTCGAAAGTTTGGGATAAACAAATTGCAGGATCACATTACAAACACTTTAAGATTCAGCCAAGTAAGTTTGTGGTTGAGAACGAGTTGTTATTCCCGGAAGGCTGTGCTATAAAATATATCTGTAGACACAGATTGAAAGGAAAAAAAGAAGACTTAGAAAAGGCAATACATTTTATTGAAATGATTATTGAAAGAGATTATCCAGCTAACCCCACAGACCCTAGGTTACCCGAGGGTTTTACTTTAAAAAAGGATCCTAATGAGAATACCTAAATTTGAGGCACAAACAGAATGGAATATTCCAACTGAGTTTCCAGACTTAAGACAAGTTGATGAGATTGCAATTGACTTAGAAACAAAAGATCCAGACCTGAAAGAAAAAGGATCTGGCTCTGTTATTGGCAG